AGCGTCGCCCTTATAAGCGCCCTTGGGAATACGCGCATTGAGGTTTCCGCTGCCGACGCTGTAGGAGACAGGGGAAACGGTCTTGGGCTGTATAGGCAAATTACCAGTCTTGATTGTCTTATCTTTGGCGTAATACTTCTTACCGTCCAGCACATCATCAGGCTCGGCGGTAGCTAGTGCCAGCTTGTTTGCGCCGAGGCCACCGCCGCCGTTAAAATTTAGCTGTGTGCCGTCATAGGTAAACAGTACCCACCTGCCTTTGACAATCGTGTCCGCGTCAACGGCGTTTGCGCCCACATACGCAGGTGCAGCCTTGCCATTGATGCTGAATGCGTCTCCGCTGGTGAACGTTGCAGGTGCTTTGAAACGGCCCACAGCACCAGAGCCAGTCAGTGCAAACGTATTGCCTGTTTTGGCGCAGCTGTACACCTGTACAGTAGCAGATGTGCCAAGCCCCGCAGGGTCGTAGACGTCTTTCAGCATGGTAGCGCTGCCCGCCTTAATAGCTGCAATCTCGTCCGCCATCGACTTGATAAGAGCTTCATATTGCTTTTGCAACGTACCAGTCGGCAGCCCGGTCACGCCGTCACGCATAAGGCCGCAGACACTTTCATCAAGCATCGTGTTGGTGACGTCTGCGGCGCTTACTGTAAGGCTGCCAGCGGGGACAGACACAGTGTATAGACCAAGCTCATAAAGCAGCTCGGAGCGCGTTAGAGTGGGCGCCACAGGATTTGAAGCGGGTGTGCCGGTCTTTACCTCAAACGTGCTTTCGTTAGTGCTCTTAGTGAAGCGAAGCACGATTCTGTCAATGCGGGGGAGCGCACCGGCCGCAATGGGGATTGCGACAGATACATTTTCCGTGCTAACAACGCTTTTTCCTTTAAACGTGCCGTTGTTAATCCAGGCCATGCCTGTCCCGATGGTGATTTTTCGTGCCTCCGTAACGGTTGCGGGGAACGATTCGGCAGCATATACACCGCTTGTGCGGGTGCAGAGGTAGGTCTCTGCATCTTCTGCCGTGTACTCCACATCGTTCAGAGGATATGTGATAATTGCCATTTAGTACCTCTTTGTAATTACAGGTGTCCCGAGTTCAACGCTGTACTGTGTGATATTGTTCTGCGCAGTAATGGTCTTTCCCATGATACGGACTTTCGCATTGATGCCGAGCTCTGGAAAAATGCAGGAAACAACGTCTCCCAAGTTCACGCAGTCGGAATCAATATCAAAGTTCAGCGTTTCAAGGCGCAGCTGCTCAAGCAACTTGCCTTTCCCGTACTCCACAAGCCGCGCTTTGTAGTCCTCTAGGCTTTCGTCGTTTTTCTGCTGCTCCTGCCGAGCGTCTACGTACATTTCGCGGCGGTCAATGCCCGCTGAGGCCGTGTCGCCTGCATAGACGGTGATACGCTCGTCGCCTGTGCCCGCGCCAGCAACGATAGCGACATTCTTGTAGCGTGCTGTTGAGACGCAGTAGTCTAGATTGCCGACATTCTGAAACCATGTAGAAAACTTTACGGTCTGGCTTTCGCCCGGTTTGTATACCTCAAAAAGCAGCTTTCTATTCGGCTTGTCAAAGCGTAGCCTGAAACCAGCGTCAACGGCCTGCGCTATTTTTTCGCAGTATTCCTCAATGGTCTGGTCGGACGTTTGGGCCTCAAACTTGTCAGCAAGCCCGCAGGACGCGCCCAGAGCCACGCAGGGCCACGCTTGCATATCATGAATAAGAGTACGCATAGCGGTTTCTGCGTTGATATTTGATAGCTCTGCGGTGCTTACGCGGTCAGATAAAAGCCGTGTTGCAGGAGCGCCGTTGACAATGATTTTGTTTCCCTCTGTCTGTACGGATTTTATAATCATAAGCGTGTCGCTGTCGTCGATTTCGCAGTAATAGTCCTCTTTCATGAGGTCGCTGTATTCCTGCTGCTGCGACAATTCCAGCTGGAACGTGCCAAGCTGATTATATTTTTCCGTCCAGACAAGGGAGACAAACGTTTCAATCTGCCCGAGCTTGTTTAGTTGAGGGTCGTATACTCTACATATCATCGAATACCCCCACATAGGCGTCATTATAGAAAACGCTCGTATTCAAGGCGTGTTTAGCGCCGTCCGTGTAAGAATGCTTAAGAATGTTGTCGCCCGCGCGAATGTAGTACAGGTTGCTTGCGTCATCGAGCTTTCCGTAGATGTTAGTTTCTACGTCACCGCTCGTTTTGATGACGGTCAGACGCTTGGATGCGCCCTCCCGGCTTACTGTGATATACTCGCCAGCTTGCAGTGCTTCGTTGATTTTCAGCTTTTCCAGCGTGTTCACATTCGTGATTTCGGGATTGCTCAATGGAAGCTGCGCGTAGAAAATAACAGAGAACGTAACGTCCGTATCTCCGTCATTGATAAAGTTCATGAATACACTGCCGTCTGTAACGCCGAACTTGTGCTTTTTGTAGTTCACCGGGAACTTGAAGGACGGCGTCAGCTTTCCAATCTGCTGCCCTTTGCGGTCAGCTGCCAGCCAGTAAGGGAAGGGGCAGAGAACCGTAAACTGAAAAGCAGCGTCAAAGCGGCGCTGCTTGAAAGCCGGGGTCTTCTTCACGGTGCAGTTGCAGTAATAGCCGTCGCCGAAATACAGCTTGCCGAATGAGTTTGGCGTGAGAATGCGCAGCATTTTACGCTTCATCACCCTGCTGTCGCCCAGCA